GTAATAAACTCGTTAGGCTCCCGTAGGGACACACCTAACATTTATAAATAATTGATCGATACCCGAGAGGACCGAAAGATGGAAAGAGAAAAGACTAAAGGCGAGTTAATCGCTGAAAGGCTAGAACAAGAAGCTGATGAGATGATGAAGCAGGTCGCTGAATCTCAACCGGAATCTGAAGTTGAATCGAAGGGGTTAGCTACTCCGGAAGAGGAAACTGAAGACACCCCAGAAGAGGTAACAGAAGAACCAGTTGAAACTTCACCCGATGAATCTCAGGATACAGAAGAAGACATAGATCAGCCAGAGATAGAGGTTCAGGAAGACGAAGACAAATCTGATGACAACAGTTTGTCGGCTGAACAATGGGAAGAACGGTACAAGAATGCGCAAGCAAGGATGACCAAAGCTACCCAAAAGGAGAAAGAGTTAGAGTCAAAAATTTCAGACCTATCTAATAAGATAACTGCAATGGAGACTATGAAATCTGAGACTCGGATTGAGAAGCAGAGAGAAGAGGTAAATGTAGACCTCTCCGGTATAATGAAAGATTACCCGGAGATAGTTGAACCGCTTCAGAAATATGTTGATGCTCGCATCGCATCTGTGGACGCAAAAGTATCTCAGGCTTCAGAAGAATTACTCAAGACCCAAAAAGAAGAAGCCGATAAAAAGCATTTTGGCAAAATTGCTGATGCACATCCGGATTATGAATCTATCGCAAAAACAGAGGACTTTTCTTTGTGGCTCGACAGACAATCTAGAATGTGGACAACAGCAGCCTCCGATGGAGATGCCGATGATGTTATAGCTGTGTTATCTAAGTTTAAAAACGAATTTGGACTCTCTTCCAAAAGTGTTTCTAAAGAAGAGTTAGTAGAGAAGGCTAAACAAAATGTTGAACCAACTCTTTCTAAAGCTAGGAAACAAAACATTGGAAGTAGTAAAAAAGTTTGGACGGCTAAAGAAATTGGTAGCATGAGCGATAAGCAATATGCAAAGCGAGAGAAAGAAATTGATCAAGCTTATTCCGAGGGAAGAGTCAGACCTTAAATTTTTATTACATAATTTAAAAAATTAATGTCCGAAAGGACGAGGTAATAAAATGGCATATTCAACTAGTAGTGGAAGTTTTTCTTTCGCAACAGGTGAAAATCACTTTATTCCAGAAGTATTCTCTAAAAAACTTCAAGCCAAGTTTTATGCTCAGACCATGCTGTCCGAGGTAACAACTAACGAGTACGAAGGTGAGATTTCTGGAATGGGAAATAAAGTAAACATAAGAACAGTACCAGCAGTAACAGTTGCTGATTATACAGGTTCTTTATCTTACGCTGATGTTACATCAGGAACCATTGAGCTAGATATCAACAAAGCTAAAAGCTATGCTTTTAAAGTTGACGATATCTTAAGAGTACAAGCCGATATTGATTTCATGAACGAGGCAGCAAACGATGCGGCTTCAAACATGAAAATTAGCATCGAGCAAGACGTATTTGCTAACGTAGCAGCGGGATCATCTTTAACAGATATCAACGCTACTCCTAGCAACATTACAACTTCAAATGTACTTGGCTTTATTTTAGATGCAGGGCAAACATTGGATGAAAATAACATTCCTGAAGAGGATAGATTTATGATCATTAGCCCAAAAATTGCAACTCTAATTAAGCAATCAGAGCTCAGACAAGCATACTTAACAGGTGACACAGAGTCTCCATTAAGAAATGGCTTTATCGGAATGATTGATAGATTCAAAATGTATGTTTCTAACAATCTGTCTACAGCATCAGGTGTAACATCTGGTCTCTATGGACATCCAAAAGCTATTGCTTATGCTTCTCAATTCACTAACACTGAAACAGTAAGACTTGAGTCTTCATTCGGTGATGGTGTTAGAGGTTTAGGTGTATACGGATACAAAGTTATCCTTCCTACAGCTATTGGCGAATTCAAGCTGAAAACAGCTTAATTTGATTCAGGGGGTCTTCGGACCCCCACTTTTGTCCTTATTTTTACTGCTTGAGGGAATCTAGCTAATGTCTAACTATACAAAGACTACGG